CTTCAGTACCCAGCAATGCCTTCATGCCCATGCCGCCAGCCATACCCATGCCCGTTGGCGTTTTTTCGGGTTGTTTGCCCTGGCCCGCTAGCTTGGCACCCCCCATAAACTCACCCAAGCCCTGCCCTATCTTATGGACTACATTTAACGTGCCCTCTGCAGTAACCATTCTATGCTCCCACTAAAAATACAAATTTAAATACAATTACGAATTGGGAAATTGATAAGGAGTACTACTCGACCCCTGAGTCCCCTGAAATGGAGACTTGGGGCTAGAAGGGGGGTCTAAATTAGGCATAGGAGGGGTGGATCCACTCGATCCGTCTCCCAAACCCAAGCCACCGAAGATAGCACCTAGCGTTTCTTGCCAAAATGAAGATGCTGCAAACCACCTTTTCCACACACCTTCTTCGGACATGGAGTGCACTTCCTCCATTGTATAGCCCGAAAACCGGAGCAGAATCTCCATCTTGTACCGCATTACCGCTACATTATCTTCATCCTCTATACTTTTTTTATTGCTTCAACCGTACCCACCTCCATCGGGTTAGGAACGATGGAAGTTAGAGCTTCCCCTATTTCACGATTTAACCGTGACAGAGTAGTCTCTGTTATGGGTCGGACAGGGCTTCGAATAAGCATCTTCTGTAGAGCCATTACATAGTATTTAGATATAGAAAAGCTGAAATCTCCGCTATCCCATACCTGAGCAGCATCTACGCATTCGTTCTTTTCACCCCAGGTCATGTCCCTGTAATAAAAAGTCCACTTCTTGCCTTGATACTGCAACTCCAGACTATGCTCAATCGAATCAGCAAAAAGTACAGAGGGATCCGTCCCCTCTTTTAACTCCTCTTCGTTTCCCTGCTGATTCCCCTGTTCCTCATCCAATCCTTGATCCTGTACCTTCTTGGGCCTTCCGGGTCCCCGCTTCTCCTCTACCATACCTTCACCTCTCCTAAACCTTCCCAGTACAAAACTGGGTAAATTTTAAACCCTACTCGTCTTCGTAACTACCTCCATCAGTCGTATTGAATGGATCGTAGTTATTGTGACCGATAAGTTTAAGAGCAGCCTTCTCTCCAGTAGCCGCTACTTTATATTCTTTCCACGCCCTATTCCCATCATCGTCAGTCTCTTTGACTCGAACGATATGAACACGCATATTCGTAATGTTGTCCACATCACTCTCTGTAAAGTCATACTTAGACTTCTTAGATTTCGACTTCTTAGAAACCTTTTCTTCTTCTACAGGTTGTTCCGTAGAAGTAGTAGTATCTTCAGTAACCATTTAAACCCTCCCTCTAGGAAGCTGCATTGTCTAAAAACTGTATACCCATACTGGCTGCTTGACCATCAAAATCTACGGGTATATGGACAGAAGGCGGAGCCGGAATAGCGTGCCCAGCACTGTTTAGATACAATCCAACCCCATAAGTCTGACCCTCATTTGCAGAGACTGTACCTGGATCTGGAAGGGTGAGAAGTATCTTATCGTGCCCTGTAGAAGCAGCAGTTGAAGAATCCTTTATCTTCCTAAGCTCTACTTCAATTGATATGCCCTTCAAGGCTTGCATATCCCTCTGATCAGCGTCCATAAAGCCCTGATTCAAGACATACTGTAGTAATTTAGCATCTGTGGGGCGACCAGCCGTCCCTCCAGCAGTAACACTACCCGTGTTATCCATGTCAACAGAACCAGATATCGTAATAGTTCTCCTGCCTTCAAGGATCTCATAGAGAATCTGCCTATCATGGAGAGTACCTGAAGCCCCCGCATTCTGTGTTACGTAATACCTAGGATCAAGCGCATTATCTACCGATATGCTGAAGCTCCTGAGCCTAGCAAAGGCGGTGCCATGTAGCTTAATCTCAGCCCCAGTGAAGAAATAGGGCTGCTCAACAACCCGTGAGAGTCTCATTGGTTGAATATCCAGAGTATTGGCTGCTCCAGTACCCTTTACAAGGTAACGAGCTACATCCGTAGCAGAACCAGTACCGTCATCCTCACCAATGTTATGTTTCATATCCTGAGCAATGAAATCGTAGTTAAAGGTAACTGGAGCACCCTCATCCATAGAAATGGTGAACCTAGAAACCTTGCAACCCGAATAGTTAGTTATGAAGTTACTACCATCATCTGCCCGGAATTTAGCCCCAAGTACGAACGAAGGCTGAACTAGAGTGGGACGCACGTAAACCGTCTTAGGATCAGTGGCATGTGTTCCCCTGAAAATACCGTCTGCTTTCTCTGCTGCCCCCGCATCCCGTTCTACACTATGAACAGAATACCTAGTAGCCGCTCCACCTGTAGGTGCTTTTCCATTCCAGCCAGAAATTGCTAGATCCCTATCCTGATAAACATTTACTTTTCCGGTTGATCCAGCGTCGGCCCCTATATACGCCCACGTGGAATCCCAGGGATTGGGAGCCTCTCCCGCACTTCCAACCAAAATTATGTGGGTAGGAGGATCTGACTGAACCTGGGTTCTTGTGCCCCCAAACGGTGGCCCCATTTCGTCAAAATTTATTAATGACAGGCTACCGCCACTGGGAGTAGTGGGGGAAGCGAAAGTGATATGATGGACTCCCGAAGAAATACCTGTTGTAGCAGTAGCATCGGCCCATGTAGCAGTAGTAGACGTTACTACGACAGGAGTCGTAAGAGCGGCATTCCAAGCATTGAAAATCAACCCATACATCTGCTCGAATGCCATTCGACTCGAATCGTGGCAAAGCATGGCAGACGGAATTCCCCCCTCCAAAGTCTCTTGACCCTGGATCGGGAATAACATATTCCTATTATCAACACCGATACCAAAGAACGGAGTCCATGCAAAGGAGGGGTTAGGAAGATTAACACCACCATTAACTATTCCCCATTGACGGAATAGAGCTTTTGCTGATACTCCAGCATCATCCGTGCTCAATTCACTAGTGGGTGGGTTCACTCCATATGTATGTTCTGGTGCCCATCCTATATCGACCAGATCTGCTCTAAATCTTCCTTGTGGCATTATTTAGACTCCCCTCCGAGGATTTCTTTGAGAGTTTCTTCAACTACTTCACTTAATATTTCAGCAGGAACTCTTGAACTAGTGATCCACGACCCGTCTTTTAATTGAAAATGTCTCTTATTCACCAAACTTCTCTTATGTCTGGAAACTTTTCCCTCACCTTTGGGTTCAAAGCTGCCAGTAGTTGATCTAACAAGAGCCACCTCTTTAGGATCCTTAGTAACTTGATGTCTAGTATATTCATCCACTTCAATATCTTTTGTACCCTCAATCTCATCATTGAGAATAGTTAAAGTCAATTTAATATTACCATCAGGATTTATGTCGTAAAACACAGATGCAGCCAAACTGGTTGAAGGAATATTATTATCCTTGATCTGAGGATGCGCCCATATTTTTTCGTTAGCTACTTCTTCAAGTTGGTCCTCCAACTGAGGAGCTATCATCTCGGACACACTGCGAGTAATTTTAGATATCGTATGCTCTACCGCATCTTTAGCTAGGTCAACTTTTAAGGTACTTGGCATTATTCCAACTTATCCACGGGATCCCCGTGGCTCCGATAGGCACATTTTACATTACCTGAGAAATAGTTAAAGGTATCAACATTTTCTTTATAGCTATTAAATTGTAAAAACTGGAACTCATTAGTAGCCAAATCTACATGATCTATATCAAAAGTCCTGTTCGCTGCTAAGCCCGTAAAAGCAATTTCATCTATGACCGTAGGATCCCATGTACCCGCCGACGCATCTGCAGTTGTATCTATATTTATGACATACTGCTTAAAAGTTGTAGTATCGATAGTCGTATTCCATGTTCGATACAAACTGCCCCTGTTCGTGGACTGTCTAAGTGTCACACCTATAACATCTGACGATGAATCAATCTTACCGAAAAATCTTATTTGTTGCAATCTTCTTGGATAGGGATTTGGAACATCTGTAGGCAGTGCCCTGTAAGCTTCCCCATTACCACCAGATCCTACGACTACTCTCATTGAATTAGTACCGTATTTTCTAGCACTAGTTAAAAGAGATATTGTGGAATTGGTTGTGGTATCCCCCCAAACAGCCTGTGCTGCCGCTGTATTTGCATAAGACTCGAATCCATCCAATAGATAATCAGTCGGGTCAAACTGTTTAGCAAAGATAATACGTTGGACCTCGTCAACATAATCATAAAATCGTTGACGAGATGTAAAAACATTGAATTGAACATCAAGATTTATGGTTCTTGCTACATGCTGAAAAGCAAGACTTATATATTCAGTAGACTGCCCCTCCAAAGAAACCAAAAGATGGTCTCCATCATTTCTAAGGTCCGCCCTCTGGTAATCAGGAGGTGGTTTTTCAATGATGGTAGGTTTTGTAATATTGCCGCCACGAGTATCCCAATAAGTACTCACTAAATTCTTGAGTAACTCGGTAGGAAATCCCCGGGGAGTATACGTAAGAGTAGTCATGGGACCCAAACCCTGACCTTGCGTAGCTCCTCTAAACGTTCCTCAGAGGATTCACGCCATTGACTAACTTTCTGCTCTAACGAATACCTGTCAGTACCCTGAGGTATGAGAGTCGTATAGTCATAATTAGTTATTATGTCTGCCGCAACAAACTTTGTCGTAATATCTTCCACCTGACCGTAACCCACGTTGTACATACTGTCGTCAGTATCGGTGCCCCATATATAACTGCATCTTATAGCCCTCTTGAACTCACCAAATCCCCAAGTGTAGATTGCACTTCTAGTGTAGGTAAAAGGAATAGATAATAATCTAGTTAGTGGAACAATACCTGTCTGGGGATCAACGAAGTAGTCACTGGTCCTACCTTCTGTAAGAACATTGTACTTAGATCCATCCCAAACAGCTAATTCAAGGAACTTGAGTACAGGTTGTCGCTTCAATACAAGTCCGTACCTACTGAACTCATACAACTCTTCGTGCCTATAGTTAGGTTTCCATGAACTCGTTGAGTACCTGTCTATGCGACTCTCATTTCTCTGTATCAAGGACTCCACTTCTGCTTTAGATGGCGAAGTAGTAGCTGAGAAATCAGTCCGTAATTGCAGAAACTGAGAAATTAGTGTGGGAGTAGTATAAGCATACGAGGGAAAAGGATACGATCTAGACAAAGTAGCTGCAGTTGTTACAGTTGAAACACTTACTCGAATCCAATAACGAGCAGTACCACTTGTCGTATCCCCAGTAGAACCTGATTTTAGGTTAGTATTTGTATTCTCTATTCCAGCTAAAAGAACAGTTGACCAATTACTGGGCATTCTCCACTGCACTACGCCATCCGCATCAAACGCATAGGTCTTAAGTAAAGGAAGATTGGCCCAGGCAGATCCATTGTAATACTCATAATCAGGAGTATCGTTATACGAACCCAGAGTATCTAGCTCAAAGAAAGCTGCGGGAAACTTTCTGTCCAGACCCAGATAAATTTTATCCGTAGTCTGCCCCATGATTTCAGTAGCAGTGCCGGGAATATCCGACGCTGAAAACTCTAAATCAACATACGCATTTGCGCTGCTATCCCACAGATATATTGAATCCCAGGGTATCATTCTGCTTCGTTTGCTCCATCCAATTGTTTTTGTAGGTCTGCCTGGGCCGATTCACGTTCATCGGCACTGGCTTCAATAGTTATTCCTAACAATTTATGCATCCACCTAGGCAAAACTATGATTTCAGAACGGGTCAAAAAAGCGGCTCCTTTTAGCTTAGGGAATACTTCCTTAAGTTCTTTTTCAATAACATCCAAAGCCCTTTTAATCCTAGCGGCATTCTGTACTATTGCATCTCGACGCTGATCACTTTCTCCACCAAGATCATTAGCTTCTATTTTCCACAACTTATAAGTTGTCTTGACCTGCGCCATAGCATTCTTATACTCATGCCATGCCGCAATCACAGGACGTATATCCCTAGCAATAGGGACACGTGAATCGTAATACGACTCCTCTGATTCCTCATCCTCATCGGCCTCTAAAAAGGCCAGTACATCTTCAGGACTGTCACCAAGACTCTCTGCCTTCTCTTCTATAGAAGCTTTCGCTGCAGCAAAATCCTCATCCTCTACCAATGGCCCCCTATCCTCATCATCCGACACTACATTTATATCTGCTTTTCCCGTAACCATGTCCTTACCTCCAACCTTTATAAAATAATTCCGTCCCTAACCTAACAACATTATACTTCATCTTATGTAACAATCATCGGAACACTAGCGACTGCTCCATTAACATATCTAGCAGAGATTGTGATATTTCCTGGAGCTAACGGAGTAAAAATACCACTAGATGAATTTACAGGACCTATACTGCTATCCGAACTAGCCCAAACCACGGTCACCTCTTCGGAAGTGGCGGTAACAACCCCATTATGATCCATAAAGTCAGCCGCAGCAAGTAAATTAACATCACCGGAACCTGCCACAAAAGTACCCGCCCCAATCACATTGAGCGTTGTGACCTGAGGATCGGGAGATGCAGTACCTAAAAAGTTCTCACTGCCACAGTTCTGTAAAGTACTTATCGCATTGGCGACGGCAGCTTTCACTATAACTACATTGGAATTACGATCACTCGTAGACATACTAGGATCTTGCTCAATTTTAACAGTTGTATCCAATGCCTCTCTCACACTAGAAAGAGCGGTGTTCAAACTAAGAATCATATCCTCATTATGTACATCAGACATAAAAAGTTACATCTCCCCTATCATATTATTTTACTACCTTTTAGCTATCCAACCCTTCCCACGCAGAAAGGTTAGCCCCTACAGTAACTGCATTTGCTTTAACTAAATCCTTAACAGTAGTCTTATAATCATTAAGCCAGCTAACTGATTCTGCTCTATATTTATTAATATCATTAATTGCGTCATTTACCGCATTTACTTTAATCCTTAATATCTCTAATGCTTCATCGTTTGTCATCTTAACCTCCTTTAAATAAATTATTCTCTACTCAATCTGATCCATGAGTAAGGTATATTCTTTTTCACCCAGCATCTTTTTGAGAAGGGTTTCTAATTTCCGTATTTTTTCACCAAAACGACTTTCGTGTTCATCGTACTGAGCATCCATCCGCTGGCGGTTCTGGTACATGCCAGCCCAAGTGAAGTACTGCGCCTTCTGATAGTTGATGCCCGTCCAGCCGGGGTCTGCATCATCGGGGCCATCAATCTCAAGGACACCAAGTTTAGCCATATGGTCAATACCTGATTGGCTAAGTTTCATCTCTCTGAGGGCCAGAACATCATCATGCCATGCTACTGTGCCACAGCACTCAAAGGATTCTATCTCGGCCCTGCCACAACTATCACAAACATAGTCAGGGGTAAACTCTGAACCTACGGAGTCGAATGTAGTTGCCCCGGCAGTAGTAACACGCATGACATCAGTGCTGCCAAGAGCATGACCACGAGACAGCACCCAACGGCTTTCGCTATGGTCAATTCCATGTGAAAAATTGACCCCAGTGGCGTATTTAATTTTAGAGTCGCCTGACCCAAAAGTCACCAGATACAGCAGTGAATGAGAGGTTGTGTGTGACACATCATTATCCGTATTCCAAACCTGGAGACTCTGTTCACCGTTATATGTACCTGTAATAGTCAGAGCATTTGCCGTCCAGTTGTTACCACTAGCTCCTACATCATAAATAGCTTTACTATTTTTCATCCTTATATGACCGTAGGGGTGCATGTCACCATCTGCAAAGAAAGCCCACTGTATAGTCCCATCCCGCTTCAAATATAACCCACTACCAGCACCATAGAGTATCCACTGTTCTTGACTGTCTTCTTGAATAAGCAAGGCTGGATTAGCGTTCCCTTTTATGGTTACACCATTATTTTGAGGAGCCTCCAAAACTTCAAGGTACGATTGACTACCACGAATAGTTACGACACCACCAAGACTAACGGCATCACTCCCAGCGGTATAAATAGCATAGTTAGTGGCACCGCCACTCAGGTCATCAATATATATGCCGTACAGATTCGTGGTCGTCCCTGCCGATGCGACGTTGGCGATATTGATACCCGAAGCGTGGGTGAACGTAATGTTAGAACCAGCCGAAGGCGGGGTGACGTGAAGTGTAGTCGCTCCCATCGCCGAACCAAACGTCTGAGCGGAGGAACTGTTCACCATCGTCCCGCCCGCCATCGAGTTAATCTGCCACTTCGCCCCATTGTTATCACCTGGGTCGCTGCTCCAAGTGATGTTATGCGCCAGAGTTCTGAACGTGTACCCACCCACATCGCTGGTCGTCCCGCTAGAAGTCCAGTCTGTTGGGTCTATTCGGAACCCCGGTACATTACGACCATTCTGGCTACTGATGGAAACCCTCGCATTGCTCCCAACGGTAGTGCCAGTCCCGATATGGAACGTGTCAGCTTCGTACTGCGTCAGGTCAGTGCCTGTGTACCAATTATGTGGTGATGCCCCTGCGCCAGTGGTAAAGCGAACATGTGGAGCCGTATATGTCCCGTGAGTAACCCCTGCGGTCTTTAACTCCAGATACGCCACATCATTCGCAGCCGTCCCGGTGTTTGAGATTAGATGCGAGACAGAGCCGCCGCTACCATCGAGTTCGTGGTTGTGGGATGCCCCGGTATGGGAAATCGTGCTAGTTGCAGTAACCGACCCACCAAAATAACTTGGGGCTGAACCAGTGTAGACTGACCACTCCGTACCAGCAGTCGTCAGGTCATCTATCTTGATACCATAGAGGGTAGTTATCCCTCCTGTCGCAGTCGGGTTGGTAACATGCAATCCGCTTAAAGTAGTAATGGCATTAGTTGAGTTGAAGTTTCCCCAAGTTCCGACCTTGTAAGCTGCTGCGGTTGTCACCGCTCCAGTTGAAAATTTCCTGATATGGGCAGTCACTCCGAACATTTCAGTGACAGTGGCAGTAGCCCGATTAATCATATCTATGCTGATGCCAGCATTCCCTGTCTGCGCCCCATTCTCTGTCTCTGTATAGTTCTGGTTACCACGTAGATCGTTGACTACACGGAAGCCTTGAAAGATATTCGCACTCGCTCCAGAAGACAGTGTGGGAATAATGTACGAGATGGTTCCTACAAGGCCAGCAGGGTCTGTCTGTTGCTCGTTGACATGCAGCCCAGTAGTTGCTCCAACGCTTGCGCCAGAACCGATAGCAGCCCTACCAGCAATATCCAATGAACTAGCACCAGTTATAGCACCGTCAGCGTGGATGGCCCCACCAAAATTACTTGGTGTAGTACCAGCAGTATAAACACTATAATCATTAGTACCAGTAGTTAAACTTTCTACATATAAACCAATGTTATTTGCAGCGGGATGACTAGCATTGCCGCCATCAGAAATTCTTATTGCTGCGGCAGTAGTGAGGGCAACGTAACCATCATTTTCACGAGGAGTTTTTGTATAGATAGTGTTATATGCATCTATTGTTATGGCAGCATTATTTCCACTTACAAGACTGGGTGCATCTACATAAAGAGTAGACCCGTCTACTGAAGTCATCTGTGTGCCGCCAGTGAACCTTACGGTATTTCCCGCAATGTATGTCATATATAGACGAGAATTAGATGCTTCAGCTAAAGTGATAGCGGCAGGGTCATGGGCCAACCCTATTAGGAAACTCCCAGCAGAGTATCTTCCATCAAGTCTTATATAAGCATCAGTTCCAACCGCAGTTCCCTTACCAAGATATAAACCCTCGCTAGCATGACTGTTATCAACACCTATATGCCAATCAACTGAAGTACCAGCACCAGTAAAGGTTATTGTCGGATCACCAGTACCGGGAACCTGTATATCTAAGACAGTGTTGTTATTACTACTGCCAGCTAGAGTTACATTGCCACCAAAATAGCTTGGCGTAGCACCAGCGGTATAGATAGAATAGTCTAGGGAGCTACCTTGAGTTAATTCTTCTACATAAAGTCCGTAATTGTTGGTAACTGTTCCAGAAGTTTCGGCTACATAAAAACCATACCTATTGGTAGTTGTCCCATTACCCAAGCCAGCGTCCCTAAAGCCTATATAATTGGTGGTAGTCGCATTAGCACCATAGCCAGCCATCGTAATATAGGAGTTAAATCCTACCGCTGCCGTCACAGTACCTGTAGCGTTTGCGCCACCAGAACCCAACAACACATCAACGCCAACTAAACCACCAACCGCTCTAGTCCATGCTTGCCTGTTGCCATCCGCTAACTGATTGGTGACTTTTATACCAAGAGAACTGCCTGTAAAGGCTGCACTGGTTCTACCTCTCTGTTGCTCTACCCTAATGCCCTGAATGGTGTTATTGGTAGCGTCCGTGTAACTCCTATAGGCGTAGAGCATATTGCTGTCTGCAGTTTCAAGTGCACTTGCAATCTTTACCTGATTGATCGCAGTGGCTGCTGCTCCAATACCTACAGTACCTGTACCACCATCCACATATAAAATCGTAGCGTTATCACCAATCAGTACATCCGCTCCAGTAGCAGCAGAAAGAGTTAAGTTACCTGCCGTTGTACTGAGAGTCGTTGCTTGCTGAAAAGCAAGTGCCCCTGTAGACCAAATAACCTCTTCAACAGCATTTATGGAGAACTTGAATCCCTTACCACTTGGCACATTAAACTGAAGATGGTCAGTCCCAGCAGAGTCTTGCTGAATACTATATTCACTACCAACGGTAGTTGCGCCACTCGTCCAAACGATAGCAGCAGCAGCAAGTGAAATGTCGCCCGATAAACCCAACCCAGTCAAAGTTCCAAGACTAGTAACATTACCTTGAGCCGCAGTTTGCAGGGTTCCAGATAGCTGGGTAGCAGTAAGCCTTCCTGTATTGGGACTGTAGGTGAAATCTCCATCCATCTCCAGTCCATGATTGCCAGTAGAAGTAGCTGCGTTGGCTACAAATGGAATCAGATTGTTCTCATTTGTATCCTCATTGTCTGTAACCGTTACCGTAGTAGCCACGGAAGCACTGGCTACTGACGACCAGGAAAGGTTCCCGCTCCCATCAGTTAACAACATCTCATTTGCATTGCCATTGTCTGCGGGAAATTCGTAAGCGATGCCCCCGATCCAGAATGTGCGATCATCAAATCTAACTGCTCCAGCATCAACCCAGAGCGCATATGCAGCATTCGTGAACGTTACATTAGTGGAAGCAGCGGGAATCCCAGCAATATATAAAGAAGCTGTGTCGGTATAAGTCATAGAGTTGGTAGAGGTATATGTCATTACCCCTATCTGGACAGTAGGAACAATAGCAAGCGTAGCTGCACCGCTAGTATCATTGACAGTGTCAGCGATCACATTGACCGCCGTGCCAGTAGAAGTAATAAAATCTAGGGCAACCGCCCCAGTCTCGATGTTAAGGCGTGATCCTGATACCGCAGTGCCACCAATACCTAAAGTATCAGTGCCGCCATCTATAAAAATCTGAGTTGAACCATTCCCAATCAGGACATCATTACCTGATCCAGCAGAGATGGTCAGATTTCCAGTAGATGATTCAGTTAAACCTGATAGAGAGATTCCCATTTAACCCTCCGTCAACATCTTTGAGAGATTTTCTTTCAAGGACTTATTCTCTTCTTCTAACCTCTCCATTTTCTCATATAATTGCCAGATTGCACCATTGTGGAGCTTCCATACCCTAGTCCAGTTAACGAAGGGCTGATCCTTCTCATCGAAGTGAACTAACTTGGCTCTCTCCACATCTGCCCTGTTGTACTGAGTCCACTGATCAAACCGCTGCGTAATGGCTAAATCCAAATCTCTTACTAGCACAGGGTCATTGTAGTCATCGTAGAAATCAGCATTGATACTGGCATCTGAATAAAAATCGCCTTCAGCATCAAATATGAACCTAGTCGCTCCATTATTTCGAATAGAAAATATATTACCGTTAGCTCCTACTGCTGTTACCCCAGTTCCATTCCTAATGGCAGTATCTAAAGTTATAGTGCCAGTCCCAGCAGTCCCTTTAGTGCTGTTTTGCGTACCATCTATGACACCCCTCATGGATAATCCAGAATGAGTGCCACCAGAAGCTTTAAGACCTTCTATACGTAAACCACCCATAGTATCGCTCTTCTCAATAAAACCATAAGTATCAGTCTCGGCAACGGTGGTCATACCATGACCCACATCGGATGATTTAAGAGCCAATATATGCTTATCCCCACCTGCTTGATTTATGACCAATCCCGCTGTATCCATATCTACCGAAGTGCCAATAGTAGTGTCCCCTATAAAGACACGACCAAGAGCATCAATACGCACTCTCTCTGCTAAAGCTTCTGAACTAGCTGGAGTCGTGTAGAACGCTATTTTCCCTGGCATTACACCCGTTCCAACTGTGCCATCAACCTCAAAATGAATGGCTGCGGCAGGTGAATACATATCAGTACCATCATCACCATATGCAACTATCGTACCAAGAGAATCAGTAACCCCCACTGCCGTGCCAACAGTACCAAAACTGCCTCTACTCTTAGCGAAATTCAATGTCGATGCGTTCCCAATACCCGCCCCATTCGTATTGAAGGTGGTAATCAATGCTGCCCCATCTATAGTGCCTACAGTTCCAGCTATCTGAAACTCTGGTTGACGGGGAGTAGCACCGTCTGCAGCGGAAACAGTCAACTGAGCCGTATGTCCTATTACCACACCAGTACCATTAGAAAAGAAAGTATCCGTAGTAGGCGTAATAGTGATTCCAGCACCAGCATCAGAAGTAATCGTATCTAATGCTATGCCCCCTACATTTGTCAGGTTCTGATCGTTAAAACTGGTCGCTCCCAGCGATATCGTGCCTGTGGCAGTTAGGTTATCCGAACCAATATCTATTGCCCCAAACCCACTGGCTATTGAACCTGAGTTCAAGGCTCCTGTAGTAACCAAGCCCGTCATAGTGGTAATACTATTTTGAGTAGCTGTAGTGACAGTTCCTACAAAATTAGTGGAAGTGATGCTGGTTGCTCCAATAACCACACCTGCATCAATACTGATAGTTCCGTCGAGCAGAATGGCAGAACCACCAGCAGGTTCTATGTTAATAGCCGCTCCTGAATCCAGAGTGAGAACACCCGCTGAGTCTATATCTACAGTTCCATCCGCTGTAATTTGGATATTTGCAGCAGCAGCGGCATTGTCAACTGTAACTAAGGAAAAGGCTCCATTCGTACTGGAGGTCATAGTTACAGTGTCACTAGAACTTGGAGTAAATGTGATTACATCGTCAGTAATAACCGTACTACCTATAGTAAAGTCAGTAGTTGCATCAATGGTTGTACCTGTAATCGCCGCAGGGGTGTTTCCTCCTATAACGCCATCAAGAGTACCTAGAAATGCCGTAGAAGTGATGCTGGTCGCCCCGGTCACCACTCCCGCATCTATACTAATAGTGCCATCAAGTAAAATAGCGGACCCACCCGCAGGTTCTATATTGATAGCAGCACCTGAGTCTAATGTCAGGACTCCCGCTGAATCAATGTCTACCGTACCATCAGCAGTGATCTGAATGTTGGCAGCAGCCGCTGCGTCATCGACGGTAACAATAGAAAAGGCTCCATTAGCTGCGCCAGCAATAGTTATTGTATCGCTGGCAGTTGGAGTCATTTGTATCTGATCGTCAGTAATAATAAGGGAACCAATCGTAAAATCAGTAGTAGCATCAATCGTAGCGGAGGTAAACGCCGTAACTCCCGTTACTACACCAGCATCAACACTTATTGTGCCGTCCAACAAGATTACAGACCCAGAGGCAGGTTCCAGATTAATCGCAGCCCCAGAATCCAGTGTTAATGCTCCAGCGGAATCTATATCCACTGTTCCGTCTGCCGTGATTTGGATATTTGCAGCAGCGGCAGCAGCATCAACCGTAACGAGAGAAAAAGCACCGTTAGTGGCTGCGGTCATGGTCGCAGTATCACTGGCACTACCTGTCATAGTGATTACCTTGCCATTGATAGCCACATCATCAATAACTGCATTAGTTATTGCAGAGTTAGTGCCTAGAGTTACTCCATCTATAGCACCCGAATCCACATTGATATTAGTTAACGCCTGATTGTTTAAATCCTGGGCAGCAGACCATGTCAAAGCTCCAGAGATAGTGACACCAGTCATATCTCCGCCATTTATATCGAAACCTGATCCTTCTATCTCTACAGAACCAGCAGTCAGCTTACCCGTTAAGGTATGGGCAGCAATATTCGATGACTCAAGAGTTCCAAGAACTAGTGTAGAAGCGGTGTACCCTGTTCCACCTGTGTTTACAGTTGTGTCAGGTGCAGCCTGATTTCCATGGAAAAGAATGTACTTGGAAACGTTTGCATCCCAAACAAACCCTGTGTAGAGGTTTGTACCATTTGTGCGATACCTACCAAAAAATCCAATATCAACTGCATTGCCAGTGTTAGTCGTTGCCAGAGCTACTAATGGATCGGCAACTATGACAGTCGTACTGACTGTTGTACTAGAACCAGCTACCTCAAAGTCTCCAGATACCAACACATTGCCACTCAGAGTTACTCGTTCAGAACCATTTCTAGTATCAAAAACGAGCATACCTGTTTTACCAGAAGCATCAAAACTAAGAGCAGTGGCATCGTTATCCAACAGAGTCCAGGTACGAGCAGCGGCTGTAGTAATGTTGCCATTTATGGCAAGCGCACCAGTCGTAACGGTGCCAGTTGTGGTTATGGCTCCTGATCCTACATCTATAGAAGTGAATCCAGAGGTGATAGAACCAGCATTCAAAGCTCCAGTGGTAACCAAACCCGTCATGGTGGTAATACTGTTTTGAGTCGCAGTAAGAACGGTTCCAGTTATATTTCCAACAAAATCTGTTGAAGTAATACTAGTCGCATTAGTGACCACCCCCGCATCGACACTTATAGTTCCATCCAAAAGGATCGCAGACCCTGCCGCAGGTTCTAGATTGATCGCCGCTCCTGAATCCAGAGTGAGAACACCCGCAGAATCTATATCTACCGTTCCATCGGCAGTAATCTGAATATTAGCCGCTGCAGCACCAGCATCTACAGTAACAATAGAGAAGGCTCCATTAGCGGCACCAGCAATAGTTACTGTATCACTGGCAGTTGGAGTCATTACTATTGAATCATCAGTAATAACAAGAGAACCGATAGTAAAATCGGTAGTGGCATCTATTGTTGTGCCTATAATGGCTGTGCCTGTAATTGCAGCGGGAGTATTCCCTCCCACAACTCCATCAAGAGTCCCTAGAAATGCTGTGGATGTAATGCTTGTTGCGCCTGTTACTACCCCAGCGTCAACGCTGATTGTCCCATCAAGCAGAATGGCAGATCCCCCCGCTGGCTCTAAATTAATAGCGGCACCAGAATCTAAGGTCAGCACTCCTGCAGAATCTATATCTACTGTCCCATCGGCGGTAATCTGAATGTTAGCTGCTGCCGCAGCGTCATCAACTGTTACAAGTGAAAAGGCTCCATTTGTAGAAGAGGTCAGTGTTACGGTATCGCTGGAGCTTGGGGTGAAAGTTATTACATCGTCTGTAATAACCGTACTTCCAATCGTAAAGTCAGTCGAAGCATCAATCGTGGTGCCTGTTATGGCGGCAGCAGCTAGTGTCCCCCCCGCTAAGGTAAGAGTATTAGCTGAATGAGTGAGCGTTACATCTCCATTATTGAAGTTGACTACACTCCCACTTGCTAGGAATAAGTCAGACCACATCAGAGACGTAGTTCCCAAAGCAGTGCCATCACTTGTGCCGGGAGTTAAGGCATTTTCAGATAAAACTAAATCTTTAGCATTGTTTACATAGAAATTAATAGTGTTAACAGTCTCAAAATCTATCTTGGTCTCATCATCCTCACCAATTTTTACATCGGTTTGGAAAATACTTACCACCCCTGTCACTGCACCGCCATCAATGCTGATTGTCCCGTCAAGAAGAATAGCTGACCCTGCTGCAGGTTCTAAATTAATAGCTGCTCCAGAATCTAATGTGAGTACCCCAGCCGAATCTATGTCCACTGTGCCATCAGCAGTGATCTGAATATTTGCGGCGGCAGCGGCAGCGTCAGTGGTTACTATACTTAACGTGCCGTTAGTGCCAGCAGTGAATACTGCCGTGTCGCTGCTACTGCCTGTCATGGTGATGACCTTGCCGTTTAGGTCAATATCATCAATTACAGCTTGAGTAACAGCAGCATTAGTCCCTAATGTAATCCCATCTATAGACCCACCATTTATATCTATGGTGCTTACAGTTCCAAGATCAGACCATGTTCCAGTTAGTGCTCCGCCGCCACTAGCGGTTAAGGTTCCATCAAGTCGAGTAGCCCCAGCATCTACAAAGAGAGCATAATCATTAGTACCCTCAGTAGGTGCATTCTGAATATAAACTGTAGCAGCAACCGTCACCGTGCCTGTGGCAGATATAACTGGCTCTACTACAGTAAGGCTAGAGACTACTGAGGATGTTCCACTAGGAACCGTTACACCAACAGGAGCGATTCGTACCGCAGCATACGGCTGGTCAGCAGTCGATGTAATCGCTATGGGAGCTATTCGTAGGTAAGCAGTATTTACTACTGCATTTCCTAGTCCAATCGAACCCGTACCACCAAATGTGTTGGCATCTATAACTAAGGTATTGGCATTGCTATTAGTCTCAATGCGAAAATCCTCATCATCTCCGTCCTCATTAATAACAACCCCACCAGCACCATCAATAGTCAATTGACCTGCAGAAGTGGTAATCGAAGTAGCTTCAGTAAAGTTAAATGCACCAGTAGCATAAGTGAGCTTGGCAGTGTCATTTATCGAAAATTCCCATCCAGAACTGGAGGGCACATTAAGATGCATCTGATTCGTACCATCAGCATCCCTGCCTATGGAATAGTCAGCGGCTGTTACAGCTACTCCAGTACCCCAGACAATCTGACTGTGTGTTACTAAATCTCCAGTGCCAGCAACCCGGGTATTGATGACCATATCAGTAGCGTCATAGTAGACATCTACATCTCCACCAGTGCCTAATGTCACTTTTACATTGTCATTGAAAGTAACATCAGCCGTAGCCGTAGAAGTACCATCAATCGTAACCCCGCCAATAGTCCCAGAGTTTATATCTACACTAGTCATTGCCTGACTAGCAAAATTTATGGCACCGCCAGCGGTGAATGCATTTATAGTCAGAGTTCCAGAAGAAGTACTGACCGTTGTGGCTTTGGCAAAGGCAAATGCCCCATCAGTATGATTTAACTGGGAAGCGGCATTGATGGTGGTATTTAAAGTATTGCTTGAATGAGTATAAGTAATACTACCAACATTATTATCGGCAGCATCGCCAAAATTAATACCGCTGACAGTAGGAGCCAAAAAAGTAATGTATGCATTGTCATCTTTCTCAAGAGTGAGCAATGAATCCGTAGGAGCTTGCACCGAACCAGCAGTCGCTGCCCATATGTGTACAAGCCCATCAGGAGCAGGTGAACTAGCTCTACCAATGAGAAGATCAGCAGTAGCAGCAAATTCCCACTTAACATCGGTCCCATTGGAAGAAAGATCGGCCTCTACACCAGCAGTCCCTAATCTAATAGAAACATTGTCATTGAATATGGCATCACCGCTGGCAAACGTGGCAGTTGGTACAGCAGCGGCTGAAGAACTAATCTCCAACATGTCAGTTAAAGTATTGTTCACCATAACCTGCCAGGTGAACTTAGAATCTTTCGTATTGCTGGTTACATCATTGATCTGCCATATCTGGCGACCAACTTCCACCATATTTCCAGCCGAATCTTCCATCTCATAAGTGATGTAAGAACTATCGTTATCTGCAGCCGTGCCTCTATTAGACCCCCTAAAAACTGCTACCTGATTAGAAGCAGCATTAAAAGAATTCTGAACCATAAGAGCAGGGACAGTAGCAGATTCAGAAACCACTACCTCTAACCCAGCAGAAGGAGTAGCCGTATTCACACCAACCCTGGCAGCACTCGTGTCCACATAGAGTTGACTTGTGTTTACCCTAAGATCACCCGCACCACCCAGAGTAAGATCTAAATGAGCACCCGATACTGGGGCAATAGTTAATGCACCAGCACTGGTTGTAAGACTCGTAGCCTTTTTGAACTGCAAAGTAGCGTCGGTATAAGCAAACTGTTGAGAAGCAGATACATAAAGATTTAAAGCATTATCAGAATGGGTGTAGGTGATACGGCCTATATCCGCATCAGCCACATCTCCGAATAGAATTCCGCTAGAGGTTGGAGCTAAGAGGCTGATAAAAGCATTATCATCATTCTCAGCAGTTATGATTGTATCTGTTACTGCTGTGACACTTCCTGCGGTAGCACCAAAAACATGGAGCCTACTGTCAGGAGTAGAGTCATGGGCACCACCTATACTCATATGCTTGGTGGCCCCGTCAAGGAACATCATCACATTGGCAGTGCTGTTGGCGGTGTGCATAAACCGCACATCCTGATTGGATCCCTGAGCAACCAGTGTGATTGGAGTTCCAGAGGAGGACTGGAGTGTCGAATACTCAGCCGCTCCAGCAGCAGATGAGATTAATCCATCATTCGCTACTTGGAAAACAACCGCATCATTCTCATCAGTGCATTTTAAATAGGCACCGCTTCCGCTCTGAACGACCTCTATTCCAGGCTCAGAATCACTAACGATATATTGCCGCTTTAGCGGATAAAATGATATTTGTCTCAGATCAACAGGCATCTATAGCCCCCCCTAAAAGGATCTAGTATCCTCAACACCACGATAAAACACATGAACAAAACCTATATCTAAATTAGAAGCCCCTGCCTCTGTATCGTGGTTAAATTGAAGATACCCAATTACATCGGGAATATTAGTAGTGTGAGTAGCCAGAATATTTCCATTAACAGAATATTCTATCTGTCCACCCGTTATAGACAGACGATACATATTACGATCAGCCAAAGTTATACCTGAAATAGCGGTGGTAGTCTCAGTACCCGCATTATCAGAAACAGCCATTAAACTATCACTGGATAACCCAAATGCAATTAAATTAGTGGTTGCTCTCGTAGCTGATGCAGAAGCATTCACTCCCATAAAGAAAATGGAGTTATCTACGTTAGCTACATTAGATAATTTAGCTTCCCACTCAATGAAAGTACCCCGAACCATGGTAGTAGAACCCGCTCCAGTAAACTTACCGGGAGTGGCCCTAAAAGTAAAAATAGTTCGAAGACGTGCAGCCGTGTTAGACGTTAATGCAATCTGCGCCTTCGGCATATCCGTATCAGTTTTGACACGAGTAATTAAAGAAGTGCTGCTACGATTCCAAGCCCCAGTGAATTCATCGGTGTCGTTTGCCCACTGTTCGCTCAGATACTGAAAATAATCACTCCTGTAGGCGTTCGAAACTGTATATACATTGAAAAGTCCCATCTAGGATCCTCCCTAAAAGCCCATCGCATAACCGATGACCTTAGGTGTTTCACTTCCTGACGCATTAACAAAGGAAATATTATTCTTAACTATTTTATGTATATCTAGGGCATAGGCTATCCCAGCGGTCAAATAATATCCCAACGGAGTAGCCGTGCGAATAGCTACCGTCCTATCAAAATCTACGTAGGTATCATGGCTTGCCCACATATATACGTAATGAATCTCATTCAATCCTGGCTCACGAACTGAATTAGACGCATCAGTAGTACCAAGCCACCGTGAGAATCTGTCACTGAGAGGATCTACAACTGCAGTAACTGCCGCTACGGGAGGATTGGGATCCCTAGTTGAAGTTCCACTCCCCATAACTACGTGCCACGATGGCTCTATTTGAGCAGAATCTACTAAGTACGTGATATTTTGTTGGGTATTGGTAACTACATAAAGCCTAATACTCGTCTCGGTAGTCTTAACCTTATGAAATACTGTACTTCTACCGTTCCAGTTATTTGCCATAGTGACTACATTGCCATTAGTAAATGTAGTACCACCATCACTGGAAGCCCTAACATATGCAGTCCCCCCACCATCACGCCTCAAATAGACAGATAAGGCGTAATTCCCGGGTGGAATATCTGCTGCTTCAAAGTAAGCACCCTCAGCAGCCACCGCATTGCCTGTCTCAACTGACATGGAATGACTGCCTACCCTAGGAGTAGTGGTTACCCTAGTCACCGTAGCACTGACAGCAGTCCATCCTGCAGGAGGAGTCCCGCTGCCAACCATATGGGGATTAGTAACCAAATTATACGCAGGTACATCAGGATCAGTGGTCAACAAATCCTCAGCAGTATTAGTAGTTGCTAAAGTCTTACTAAAAGGAACAAACTTAACTGGAGCAGCAATCGATTCCCGTACTGTCCGAAATTCGTGCTCCCCAAAACGAAACTCAAAACCTTTGTCTAATGGCATTCTAAGCCCCCCGTAACTCTATTAGTTTGTGCCCCAAACAGCACCAATTATCCTCGCATTTAATAAACCCGCACGTACCACTGAAATCTTCCCAGTCAGCCTAATGAACTCCTCTGTGTACCCAGTACCAGCGGGGAGCAACATAGAAGTACCAGATGTTGTGGCATCTCCGTTAAAATTTATATACATATCTGCCCGATCAACAACCAACGTAATGTGATTCGCTTCTGTCATAAATTCTGAAACTGTAAAAATCGTTTCTGCGGTATCTCCACTAGTGGTCAACGTAAAAGGTTTAAAAGCCTCATACGGCTGCATCAACTCTATATCTAGGCGAAGCTTTATTACTTCATCAGATTTTCCTGCGTGTGGATAAGTCACCTACCTCCCCCACACACAACCACGAATACGACCATTTGTAGTCCCAACCCGCATAATTGAAATCAACCCAGTTATCCGCATCATCTCCTCTGTATAACCGGTCCCGGCTGGAACTATCATAGAAGTACCGTCACTGGTAGCCGCACCATTAAAATTGATGTACAGATCCCCTAACTCCACTACGAATGTGATTCTGTTGGCTTCCTCCATAACAGAGGAAACATCAATAACAGTAGTAGCAGACGCACTAGAAGTAGTAGTGGTAAACCCCCTGTAATTAGGTAGGGGCTGCATCAATTCAATATTTGTACGTAAAGTAGGTGCTGGCATTATTTATTTACCTTTGACAGTCTGTCCCTGACCTTAGCGTCCACATAAAAAAGTTTAACCTTTCCTATATGAGGATGCTTGAAAGGAACCATAGGCAATTCTTGGGGGCCAAACCTGACTACACCAAATTCATGGCCCTTCAATTTACCGCTTCTTCCAACAAACCAGGACATCAATTTACTTAACATCAAACACACCTAGGCGTTTACCTATAGTAGCCCACTCAATAGGCGTAACTTTTCCATCATCACCCACAGCTAAAGTCAGCGTACCTAATAATGAGATACGATCCTCCATATCTTTCAACCTACTTGCTATTGCCAATCCCAAACGTATCGCTCCTAAAATAACCATCTCTCTCTCCCTTTACCTTAACCTATTAATAATACCCTCAGCCTATTTTATATTTACAGGCTCCTCTACCACGCCATCCGTTACAGAGGTGAAATAAACTGTACTGTTAATCACAAGATCAGCCGAATTAATGTCTCCATCATCACCAACTCTAAGGGTTTCTAGGGTAAGTGTTCCGGCTTTAACATAATCCAAGTCAAAGGTGCCTATCCATGTTTTGACACCATCAATAGTTATCGTATCAATGACGCAATCTGAACTGCCTGTGCATTCAATTATAATTCTGTCAACTACCATGTCCTTAGCATCGTAAGAAGCAACACCCCTACCACTACCAATAGTGATGTCTGAGAGAGTAGTTGTAGCCGTCATGTTAAAAGTATGACCTGCAGCTACTACAGAGGTGGTTGCATTAATGGCGTAGAACTCAGAATTCGCAAAGTCCATACTTGGGAACTCTGAATTTTTAATTATTAAATCATCAACAACAATGTAAGCCGTACTAGTTCCAGCAATCTGAAAAGCAGTAGCTAGAGCAGCCTTACCCAGAGAAATGTTTACCAGATTAATCTCATCCAGGCGTATTCCGCCTGGAAGGTTAATCTGCAACGTCTGTGAGGCTTCCATAGGAGTTTCTTCGTCTACAACTCTGGCCCCAATCATACTAGGAGCTTCGTAAACCGCCCCAGTCATGGGCCAAGTAATCTCCTGCTCTCCTTTACTTAGCAAAAGGAACATAGACGCTACGAATCCAAGAGACACGGTAGCAAGAGAAATTACAATTAGTTTCCCGCCACCAAGATAAAGCCCTGTCGGGAAAGGATTACGTATTTTCCCAAAAACAGGGAGCTTAAAAGACCCAAATCCCCCCAGCTTAATACTTGTAAAAGAAGGAAGACGCAAAGAAAACTTTTTATTTCTAAATTTCTTTTGTTTATCGTCACTCATGATTACTCCTTAGAGACAATCGGTCTACTCAGTCACTTACTTTTCCTCATTCTTCTCTCTCACGTCATCCTGCATCATACCCACAATCACACCAGCCGCTGCCGTCACAGGATTGGCGAAAATTGCGAACGCTACAAGAATTATATCCAGGTGTGGCGCAATTTCTGCAGGTTTTGATGTCGTTTTCCACACAATCAACACTCCAAGTGTTACGAAAGCCAAAAATAACGGGCCTACGAGTACGATTGTCAGAAATTGAGAGCCTGTAAGTGTAGTTTTAGTCTTTGCTTCAAGCTCTACAATTTTAGCTTTCGCACCTACAAGCTCAGTCTCTAACTCTCTCCTTGTTAAACCAACTTCTTCCTTTGTAGATTCTTGCTCCTCCACCATACCTTAACCCCCTACTCTTCCTCAGCCCCATTACCAGAATCTACCTGTAAAACATCTTTTGCTAACGCAATTATACCCGCTATACAGCCAACCGTGACCTCATTAAGACCGTGCCAAATTCCTAATATCGCCACTATTCCTAAAATACATAGTGCTAAGAAAATTTGAGGTCTTATTTTGCCCATAAATAAACTTAAATTTTTCATAACCCTACCCTATTCTTTCCTCTCCTTAACCCTACACGGATAACACATCTTTTCGCCCTTCTTCACGTGCAACTTTGCTCCGCACTTACACTGTGTCCAGTTACGTCTTGCCATATCTCTCCAATACAAAATGGGGTAGCCAAAACGACTACCCCATTTTTCTAATTCTAGTCAAAAATTCAGTAGTCGAGCTGACTCGTACCACCCCAAAACCCAATATTCAGTTGTAAAAACTAGTAACCTACTGCCATGAGCCTTATCTTGGCACCAGTTATATTGATGCCAGTAGCAACAATGCTAGGACCCACCGAAGACAGATCTGCTGGCCCCAGATGATGGGTAGATATTGACTCTTGGGTATAGTTATATACAGGGAAATATCCTGTATCAGCAGCAGTCACAGACTGTGCCGCTGTTTGAGTAGCCCCTCCCGTATTACTGAGGGTGAATCCACTCATCATGACTATGTCAAAGCCTGTAAGACCTAGCTCAGATGGAGCATAGGCATCTCCCGTCGCTGTGACGGTGCTCGTGCCAGTAGCTTCTATGTCTGCGGTAACAATTCTCTTGTTACCAAAAACACTTCGGTGAATTATTGTCGTTGTCCATGTAACAGCCATCTAAAAACTCCTTTTCCTGCCACTTCCACCTATACCAACCTCTCCAAGGTTTCCCTCGGATACTCATGACAAGAAAAACTGACTAAATTTTGTTGTTAAAACTCTAGAGTAGGTAGGGGACTTTGAGATCCCCTACCTACCCACTAATAAACCCCTAACTAAGCATTCAAATCCGTGATCTTGGAGTGTGTATCCATACGAAGTGCCCTCAACTCACCAATGGTGTAGAAGAGTCCACGAAGGACAAAGGCGTTCGCCTGGAAGAAGTCCCTGTTATCGATGTACTGCGTAGGAGCAGCAATAGCGAGTTCCAGATACCTCGTGTCAAGCACGTACACGTTAGAGCCAAGTTCGGCATCCGCAGCCGTGTAGGAAGTCTGGATGTCGGGATCCACGATGACTGGAATACCCCTATAGGTCGAAACCTGGAACCCAGCATGCGAACCGGGAAGGGTACTCTCGTCGCCAACCTTTACAACGAACTCGCCCCAGTCCATGTAACGCTGCTGCGCCTGTAGGAGTGAAGAAAGCCTGTCGAACTGGTCGTAACCCATAAGGATTACGTCGGGATCCGCACCATTGATACGAACTTCCCTAATGGCCTGGTCTAGGAGAGACAGGGTAAGGTTCCTGCCTGTGCCACTATTCGCAAGAACAGTTGCAGCAGCATTCCACGCACCCGCCGTCCTAGTGGACTGGTTGTAAACATCTGCCCCGATGCCAGAGCCTAGGGTAACACCCGCAATAGTACGAGCGTCCTGCTCAACGATGTCATCAATCGAGGTCAGACCAGCACGGGCTTTCGCATAAGCGATAGCACCGTCTGTAAGGTTTCCACCACCAGTATAAGTAAGAACGTTACCAGAGATGCCCGAAATTACCTTTGAAGCATCACTGAGACCCGTGTCACTAATGGTGTCACCAATTCGGAACGTATTACCAGCACCTAACACTGCCCCTGTAGCAGAGGCACCACCTGTGGTGACAATTCCGTTGGAGCGAAGAAGAAGCTCAGAGTTAAGCTCCTTGATGTGGTCCCTTGCAGCAGCTTCTTGCTCAACCGCAAGGTTGTCGCCCATGCCACCTTCCAACCCAGACATAATCTGGGACTTGAGTGAGACACCAAAGTCTGTAGCCATAATCCTTGGTGCCGAATCGACTGCCTGATAGGCAGAGACATCGACAGTAGGAAGTGCTCCAGTCTCAGTCACTGGTCGAGAGCGGTTCGAACCCCTGTCGGAGCGAACACGCCAACCAGTTGTGGGACCCCACTGTACCTTTCGAAGTATGTTCCAGAACCGGGTCTGGTTGTTCAATGCGTCCCAGACCTTGCGGCCATAAGTCGCCGTGAACACGTCCGATACCTGCAGGTACGTCTGCTTAGCAAAGTACCCAGGCGGCATCAGACTTGAGCGAAGGTTTCGCTCGGCAGCACCGATATATTCAGCTATGGAGAGATCATTCTGCGTTGTCATTACTGTGCGCCCCCGTTCCTAGGATAGTAGTACAGGGTTTGCGGCGTAAGCTCACCAGACTGATTCCTCATCGAGTTAACCTTCTTGAAGGTGCCTCGAATGTCGTCAGCGTCGTTACCGCTCAAAATCGTCTCAACGGCGTTAGTAAACTGTTCCTGGGCTGCCCAATTGGCTTCGGGATCCGTCTTAGCAAAAGACTCTCCCTCAACGCCGATTCTCTTGTCAGGCATAGGCGAGGCTGCAGGAGGGGAAGCCGCCCCAACTGGAACCCTTGTAGCCTGATCACTAACACTAGGATTCAAATTGAACTTCTTCATCCCAGCAGTGACACCCTGCTTGATCTGATTGGGCATGGACTTCTTTATGATGTCCAACTCTTTCTTAAGACTGCCAAACTCAGACCTCTCGGTCTGCTTCTGAACTAGAAGACCCTTAATATCTTTGAGAAGATTTGAAACTGCTCGGTCCTTGCTATAGGCCATATTGCCCGCAGCAACGCCCTCTATCTCCTCGTCTTCCTCTTCCTCGCCCAGCACGTCATCTTCTTCCTCTTCGCCAGCCTCTTCCATAGTAGGAAGACCATTCTCTTCCTCTTCTGCTGGCGGCGGGAATCCGTTCCCGTTCAACTCTTCCTCGTTCTTCTCCATCTCTTCCCCATGGTGCTTCTCTAAGCCCTCAGGAACTCTTCGCTCTTCACCCGGGTAGGCAAATCCAGCATTGTCGCCACGTGCGCCACGTTGCTGAACGTCCATACCATCCACGTAGTGCTTGGAAACAAAATCCTTAAGGATCTGCTCCAATTCAGACTTATGGATATAGGCATCTTCGGACTGTGAGCCAGCTTTTGTCGTATTCTGGCCCTGAGATCCGAATTTGTCCCTACCCACAGTGTCTCCACCCGTGATGGGGTCGAGCTTATCCTGCCAGTTAGCAGGAAGTTCCTTGTTGGAAGCATCTTCACCACGGACATGCGGGGGATAATTTACCGCATACTCCTTGGATATATACTCCCGAAGAGCCTTGAGAATAGGCAACAGTTCTTCTTGGCGATTTGCCATTCCTCATACCTCCTTCAAAGGTTACTAAATACTATAACGACTAAGTGTTACAGATGTAAAGTTTTTTGCAAAAAGTCTATAAATTGAAAATTTAGATACTAACACCCTGAATATTAAGGTTCGAATCGTACTCAACTTGAACACCCTCATAGCAATCTGGGCATACTTGTGCGTCCGGCATTTGAAGAATGTCTGTTATGTAAGAATTTTGATTCATAGGCTGAACACAAAGGGTGACTTCATACATTTCCATATCTGTAACCTCGGTCCAGCATTTACCATGGTCACACTTCAACTCTTTATCTTTAGCATTACCCGCAATACTGAATCCCCGTAAAGTGCCTTTCATTATCTCTCTCATAGCCTTACGAGCAACTTCAAGATCATTTCTAATGGCAGCCACAACAAACATTCCCTCAGGTCTTACTTCAGTTTTCCATAATTTACCGTGCTCATCAGTGAATTCTGGAAGAATCTGACCTACCTGTATCCCAGAATGGAAAATATTCACATTGGCATATTCTGGACGCTTTAAAAATTCCTCTAAAGCTCGCCTCATTCCCTCTATACCAATTCTGTGGCCCTCTTGATCTATGACGTAATAATTCCCCCACCCAGCAACAACCAGAGTATTCTTGGTGTCCATGAAATCAGTCTGTTTCTCGATACCATCGGGAACCAGGACTTTCATAAGACCCACATCTATATTACTAGGATCGTCTCCACTCTTTGCCAGCATGGGAGAAAGCAAAGTCGCTACAACACCCGAAACAGCGTCGCCTAGCTGGTTCTCAGGTGTAAGACGAGTATCATAGGATAAATTCGTATATTGCTCCGCAGCCATATCATTAGTACGAATCCTATGAGAATCTTCGTCTATGAATTTTCTTCGGACAATTTCGTTCTCGGCCCTCTCTTCAAGCTCTGCGGGCTTGTAAGTATCCTCATTCTCAGCAATAACTAAATTACTGACATCATCCCCTATAGGCTCCTGCCCAGGAGGAAACGGTTCATTACGAACACCCCTACCGTCCATCCTTCTTCTAGACTCTGAATCCCCCGGCCTATGCCTATCTATTGAATTAGATTTTTTAGGATCTTTGGTCTGTCCAAGCTCAGGCACGTCTGGGGCTGGTAGCTGAGATAGCCCCTCCGTAGTGCCGTAAACATCAGC